CTCTGGTGGTGATCGCTCCCACTAGGGGCTTTTTTCTTTGTATCTTCTACGCTATATTACACAATATATAGACGCACCCACACTGGACGGTACTATGACAACAAACAGCGAACATTCCTCTAAAGTAGAGGGAAGTGGCCGTAAGAAAGGCACACCAAACAAAACGTCAGGCTTGATGAAAAACAGCATCATCCTTGCCGCAGAACTAGCAGGTCAAGACTTGGTAGAAGAAATGTATGGTGAGAACGCAGAGAACGCAGACCCACGGTTTGTGGAGCAAGCGCGCAAAGACGGTATGACAGCTTATCTCCGTATACAGGCCAAAGCCAACCCGCAGTCGTTTATGACGCTGATGGGCAAGGTTCTTCCGATGCAGGTCAATGCAGAAGTCTCAGGCGCTAAAAAGGTCGTCGTTGAATGGGGCGAGTAATTGAGGAAGGCGACACGATCCGTGTGCGCACTGGATATGTTCCACGGGAACAAGCGATTGAGTTTCACAATAGGAAACAGCGATACGCTTGCCTTGTGGCTCATCGACGGTTCGGCAAAACGGTTGCTGCTATCAATGATCTTATCCGAGCATGTTATACCACTCCCCTTGATAACGTGCGTGTCGCATACATTGCTCCTTATCTCAGCCAATCAAAAGCCATAGCGTGGGACTACCTGCTAGAATACACAGCCGCGATCCCCGACATCAAAGTGAACATCGCTGAATTGCGTATCGACTTCCCCAACGGTGCGCGTATCCGTTTGTTCGGTGCTGATAACTACAACGCTATGCGCGGCCTGTACTTTGATGCAGTGGTGCTAGACGAACCCGCAGACTTTCCAGCATCAGCGTGGCCGACAGTTATTCGCCCAGCGCTGGCAGACCGCAAAGGCAAGGCAACATTCATTGGAACACCGAAGGGCAAAAATGAGTTCTGGGAAATCTACAACGACGCGAAAGACGATCCCAACTGGTACAGCGCGATGTTCAAAGCATCAGAGACAAGTATCCTTGATGAAGGCGAACTTGTTGAAGCGCGACGGGCAATGGGCGATGACCGCTACGAGCAAGAGTTTGAGTGTTCTTTCGAAGCGGCGATCCAAGGGGCTTATTACGCAGTCGAAATGAAAACCGCCACAAGTGATGGCCGCATTGGTCGTGTGCCATACGATCCAGCGCTTGGCGTGGTGACAGCATGGGACTTAGGTATTGGCGACAGCACGGCGATCTGGTTTGCGCAATACACTGGTCAAGAGATACGCATAATTGACTACCATGAAAACAGCGGGGTGGGATTAGACGCATATGCCAAAGCGCTCAGTGAAAAACCATATCACTACGAACAGCACATTTTGCCGCATGACGTTCAGGTCAAAGAATTGGGAACGGGGAAAAGCAGGCTTGAAACACTTGAGGCGCTGGGCATACGGGACATTGAGATTGCGCCGAAACTAGCAATCGACGATGGAATACAGGCCGCACGATCTATGCTTGCGCGGTGTTGGTTTGATGGCGGCAACTGTGAGCGCGGGATTGAAGCGTTGCGCCAGTATCGCAGAGACTTCGATGAAAAGCTAAAGACATGGCGGGGTCGTCCATTGCATGATTGGACATCACACGGCGCTGATGCGTTTAGATACCTTGCTGTCGGATACAGGCCAGTGAATAGTTGGGGTGATGGCCCGATAAGAAGGAATTTGCGCGGCATCGCCTAGTGTGCTATGTTTGCCTCAACTAATGGGGTTATCATGGCCAAGAAAACTACCAAGAAAAAAGGTGCGGATGGCAAAGCCTGCTGGAAAGGCTATCGTTTTGCTGGCACGAAGGGCGGTAAAGACCGCTGTGTTCCTATGAAAAAGAAAAGGAAGAAATGATGCAGTGTCCAGTAACAGGTGAAGCATGTGAAACGCCAAGGTTATGTGGTAGCCAAGGGTGTATAATGGTCGAAATGTCCACGCCGACAGACCCAAATTTTCAGGGGAGACAGGCACCACCAGAAATGCGGAAACGAGACAAAATCCGCAGATTGATGGAAAAATCAAAAGGACGTAATGCATAATGGCTTGTGGTTATAAGAAAAAAGGCCGTAAAGGCGGGAAGAAAAAATAATGCCTATGTCGCAAGAGCAAATGCGGGCGATGAACCGCGCAGCAAGTTACAATAGCAACATTACTGATACAATGAATGCGTTTAAAGCTATAGCTGCTGGCCCATCTGGTGGTGGTCAGCCTAGCGTTTCAAGCGTACAGCCTGTATCGGGCGCGCCAGCACAAGCGAAACAAAACGCAGGCGGCGGTGGCAAGGGTGGACGCCCAGATATTGACCCAAGCAAGGTTGCTGACAGTAAATACAACAATGACAAAAACTATGGCTACTACAGGCCAGATGGAACATATGTCAGTGCATTTGAAGATATGCGCGACGGTGGCGGCAAGAACCAATCAGGCAATTACTTCGTTGGTGGCGGTTTGTTCTCAGCTTTGGCTAATGCATTGAAGATACGTCCAGCGGGTGCAGCAAGTGAGCGTGATCCGAAAACGGGCGAATATATCGTTCCGCGTGAAGATATCGGGTATGCGAATGTAACTGATATGTTTGACCGTGGTGGCCCGCAAGCAAGAGGTGGTAAGTTTCAAGGCGCTGGTGGTTATAGCGGTATGGCTAACTTTCTGTATGGCTTGTCTGGCAATGAGTTTGGTGAGCGTGTGCCATATGGTTCAAGTGTGCAGCCTGCGCCTACAGCACCACAAACTCCAGTAATGGCGACACCAGAGCCAGCCCCAGCGCCGAGTTATCGTTTTATGTACTCCGATGAGGTCGGAAGGGGTGTTGCGCCAGACAACTATGGAATTGGTGCGGGTGGTGAGTATGCGGGCACGGTTCCAACGCCTTTTGTAAATCAAGATATGTCGGGTATTTCATCAGCGCCAACAATTCGTTCTGGTTTAGTTGGTTACAATCCGCAGGTAGTTGCTGGCACCGCAGGTTACACTCCAACCCCAACACAAGGCGTGACCGATGAAGTTTATTTGCCAGCGGGTACGCAAACAGGTTCAAGCCTAAGTTCTCAGACAATGGCACAAGCGCAACGTGCGCGTGATTATATGAATTACAAAAACGCAGGCGGTAAATCGTCCTATGAAGAATGGAATGCGGGAATATATCGCTGATGCCACGCAAGAAAGTCCCAGCCTCTAAAAAGTACGCTAACGGCACAACCTACAAAGACAGTCAGGGCCGTACTCATAAACGTACGTCTGCCAAGGGTACAAAGCGCGGCGATGCGTATTGCGCACGTTCCAGTGGCCAAAAGCAGACTGAAAAGGTCAAGGTTCGGCGTAAGGCGTGGGGCTGTCGTGGTAAGAAATCTGTGAGGGGCTGATGGATCAACTTATGAACGCAATGCGTGACAAGTATGCGCGAGAGGCCGAAGATGAGTATAACGCCTATCGTATGCGCGAGGATGGCCCAGAAGGATATTATTACAGCGACAATGTTATTTCCCGTGCTTTGCGCGAGTTGGAGCAGCTAGGCATTGATGACAAAGACGTTCGGCAGCGTGAATACATGGAGCGCATGATGCGCGAATATGGGCCGCGTCATGGCGTTGGTCGGGGTTTGATGTATCCGCATAGCTACGAGCGAGGCCGTATGGACTTCATCGACAAGCTGAACGAAGTTAATCAGATGGACGACATTGGAAAGTTGCGCAAGTTTGGTATGATGTTAGGCGACAGCGCAGAGACGCTAATGCAACCACCTTCACGGCGTAGAGGTTATGCGTCAGGCTTGCTAACATATTTGTTTGGGGATCGTGATGAACTTTATTGATTTTCTCACAATGGGCGGTCAACAGCGCCGCCGTATGCTAGATGAGTACGTTGACGATCTTAACTTAGAGCGCTTTGTGCCGCCGCAGTTGCGCCCAGCAGCCGAGTTTGTCGGTGAGGCGAACCCTGTTGCTGCTATGGGCAATGCAATGCAGGCTGGCGGCGTTGTGTTTGATCCAGATGCTACCGCAGAGGCACGGAAACGCGCAGCAGTGGATATGGGCGTTGAAATGGCGATGTCACTAGCCCCAGCAGCTTTGGTTCGTGCAGGGTATCTTGCAGCACCAGCAGGGCTTACAGAGATGTTTGCGACACCAACTGGTGAAGTTATCGGGCCAATGGTTCGCAATGCTGTTTCGGATGTTCAGTATGCGGGGCGCTCTCTTGCAGAGGGCGATCTTGGTGGCGTTCTTGACGTATTTAGGCCAAGTGGTCAGCCTCAGTCAGTGGGCGCAGCAGATGTCAGCTTTGACAGCAGCGGAAACCCAATTTTCAGCAAAATGCCCGATGGCACTCCAATACAACGAGCATCCCTGTTCAGTCCGTCATTGCGCGCAGCAGAGAACCTAAAACAGAACAAAGGCACATACGAGCAAATGCGTGGTATGTTGCTCAAGGGCGGGGCAAAGGATGTTGAGTTAGAGTGGTCTGGGGCTGATCGTTTTTTTGAAGGCAAAAAGGTCACAAAGGACGACTTGATTAAGTATCTTCGAGCAAACGATCCTAGACTGCAAGAGACAAGCCTTGAGAGTTACGGCAAGACAGGTTCTAACGATTACATGGACATGGATGAGTTGGTAGATCGCTATGTCAACGACAACATAGAAGTAGAAACGGAATATTACCTTTCAACGTATGGCCCAGAGCGTGTTGCGGCTGAATACAGAGAAATTGATGACTTGGATAACTGGGAGTTAGAGGAACTTGCTGACGCGGAGGGCTACGACAGCGATCAATTGGCCGATTTTATAAAAGATTACGAAGGTTTTTATGTTGGTCAAAGCGGTGAGTTATTCGCAGATTACAACGCAGCTTTAGCAGATGCCTTTGGCACTGGATCGCTAGACCCAGAAGTCGCGGCTGAAAGTATTGCAAGAGAAAGCCTTGAAGAAAACGCGCGATACAACATGGGCGAAGATGAATTGCGAGATTTGGTTGCGCCAGATGAGTTAGATCAACTATTTGATCCAGCAGAAACGCAGTATGGCGATTATTTTCCAGCGGGTGCAGAAGATTACAGTGAAAACATATTTCAGTATGTTCCAGAAGAAAACACATTTCCGTCAGAGCGTGTTGCAGGGGCCAGCCATTTTGGAGAAGCTGACGAGGGTGCGCAGTTCCACACTAGGACGGGATTTTTCCCAGTGCGAGGAACAGACCGCAGAGCAATGTATGTCGGTGAAATTCAATCTGATGCTCAACAGAACATTAACAAGCCTTTACTGTCGTACGACGAGGGTGTGCGTTTAGGTGAACTAGATGAGGCGACTAACAACTTAACAAACACAGCAAACAAATACCGCATTCAGCAGTCAGATCACTACCTTTCTCTAAAAAATGAGTTAAGCCGCTTGGAGGGCAATCAACACCCTAAGACAAGAGCAATGCTGCAAGACTTAGACAATCAAGCCTTTTTGGATACTTTTAACGGGGATGTTGGGTTTTCACCACGAAAAAGCAGTGCAGACATCGACGTTAATAAAAAACTGCCGCGTTTGTATAGTGATCTGAGCGCCGATGATTTTGAAATTTTAAGCAAATATAAGCGCGCTTACATATCAGACTACGGTCGCGGTATGTCCCCAGCACAGCTTGCAGATGCAGCGATAAATCACACCGATCTTGTTCCAGATAATTATGTAGGAGAAAGTGTGCGTGACATTCTTGCAAAGCATTCGGCAGCGGGTAATTATGCGGGCGCGTATGGCAAAATAGCGGCAGACCAAGAGCGCTTTTTCTTAGAAGATAATCCAGACATAACATCTGACAAGTTAGAGGGTATTGGAGGCCCGATGATGGGTTCTCAGAACAGATGGGTAGATTACGCTCTGCGTTCTGAGATTGTCAACGCTGTAAATAACCCAAACATTGACTACCTTGCGCTACCAAAGGATGAACGTGCAATCGGTGCTGTTGGTGGAGCATATACACCAAAGCAGGGCGCAATAGATTTTTACAATCGTGACGTGCAGAACAGGTTGAAGTCTATACTGAAGAAAGTCGATCCAGATGCAAGAGTTGAGCCTGTTTTTTTGCAATCCTCTGGAAATCAATACATTGACGATGATTTTGACGCATATGGCTTGCGCTTAACACCAGAGTTTCGTCGTCGTGTGAAAGAGCAGGGTTTGCCTACATTTGCTGCGTTCGGTGCTATGCCTTTGCTTGGTGTGTTTGACTACCTGCGCGATCAGAAAGAGAAACGAAACGAACGCATGGGCGGCTTGATGGGATACGGAGGCTTATAAATGCCAATAACAACATATAATGAACTACAGACGGTAATCGCAGACTTTCTGGATCGTGATGACCAAACAGAGCGGATCAAGACGTTTATTGACTTGGCCGAGGTCAACATGGGTCGTTTAGTTCGTCATTGGCGCATGGAGCGTCGATCAACAGCGGTATTAGATACCCAATATAGCGCGCTACCGACAGATTTTCTTGAGCCTATCCGTTTGCAGGTTCAGGCAAACCCACCACATGCGCTTGAGTTAGTAGGTCAGGGCGAATTAATGTCGCGCCGTGAGAATACGTCCGACACGCAGGGCAAGCCACGTTACTATGCGATCACAGACGGATCAATTGAGGCGTTCCCAACGCCAGATGCCAATTATACGCTAGAAATGGTGTATTATGGTAGAATACCTGCGCTAACGACTAGCAATACATCAAATTGGGTTCTTGAATATCATGCAGATGCATATTTGTATGGTGCTTTGATCCATTCCGCGCCGTTTCTAGGTGAAGATGCCCGTATGGCGACATGGGCAGCGTTGTATCAAAGCGCAATAGATGCTATAAACATGGAAAGCGACAAGGCAAAATCTAGCGGTTCAGGTCGTCGTTTAACGATTAGGAGTTACTAATGGCAAGCATTGCAGATCGCGTACTAGACAACGGGCTAACAGTATTAGATACGGAGGCCAATCGTGTTGATTTGACATCGCAAGAGGCGACAACATACGCAGAGGCGACATCAACTTACACTCTTGGCAACAAAACAAGCATTTCGATTGGTGCGCCGACAGATCGCACAGGCGGTGGCCGTAAAGTCACAATGGCGGCTATTTCTGATGGTTCTATCACTGGAACAGGCACAGCAACGCATTATGCGATTGTTGACACGTCAAATTCACGCTTACTTGTTACAGGCGCACTTACAGCGTCACAAAGCGTAACAACAGGCAACACATTCTCACTTGAAGCGTTGGACATCGGCATCCCTGATCCAAGCTAATTTAGGGGGCTGTCATGGCAGTAAAATTTGCTAACCGCGTAAAGGTCAATACCAGCACAACTGGCACTGGCACGATTACTCTTGGCTCTGCTGTTGCAGGGTTTCAGTCGTTTGCGGATGGCGGCATCGTTGATGGCAACGAAGTTCGTTATACAATTATTGATGGCAATGATTGGGAAGTCGGCACGGGTACATATACATCCGCTGGCACCACACTATCGCGTACACT